CCAGTGCTCGTAATACCAGCAACAGGCCATGCCGATTCTAAATCTGATGTATTAGGGAACAACACTTGCTGCGTTGTGCCTGCAGTACCTAGTCCTCTAAGGTTGTCAATAATTTGCCACCTGTCTTGAGAACCGCCCGCACTGGCATTCGATCTTTTAAAAAGTACCCACTGTGGTTCCCAACCTAGTGTTACTGTGGCTGCACCTGAGCCATCTGTAGTAAAGCTCCCACAGCTAATAACGTTGTCATTGCCGCTATCACCAAACCCGCCAGCGTCGTGCGCGAATAGATAGGCGACATAGGTGCCGCCGGAGGCATTCGTGTCAGCGGAGGTGCCAACAGAAAAATTGCTGCTAGTTGGCGGGGTGCTATTCCAGATAGTTGGAGCATTAAATTGAGCGCCTGTTTCCTGCAATAGCAAGGCATTGCTAGCGGATGAAAGACTTCGGTGATAAACTGCCCACCAATACCCTGACGAGTCTGTCCGTTTAACAATAATGCACCCTGGCACACTGCCTAGGTTATGTGCAATAGTTTGAGCACTACCTGTACCTGCATAAGTCACTACATCAAAGAACTTCGGCGCCTTGCGGAAGGTCCAGGAGACACCATTACCTCCGAGATTGCTTCCGTCATTTCCTCCAAGGGTAAAGCCATCTACATTGAAAGCAGTTAAAGTAGACGGTGTTGTATTTGCAGCGGTTGTGGCATTTGAACTAAGGCTATTTTGGACTCCGCGAATAGTATCATAAAGGCGATGGTCAAAAGCGCTGCTTCTTGACTTTGTCCAAACCAATCCTCCCTTGCCGCTTAGATCAATCCCATTCGTGATTGTCTGGCTGCTGCCATTGCCTGTATATAAAAACGTACTAAACACATCTTCAATGTAAGTCTTAGGGCCAGCGCTCAGGCTAGCTGCCAGTGCTTTGTTATTCAGCATCACGCATCACCCACGCGAGCGCCGTACACCTGTGTGCCGACTTTCCAAAATGTGATCACCGTAAAACCAGTCGTATTCAACGTTGGTGCGTTGCCGCCGCCGGTCTTCCAAACCACACCGCTGGTGCCAAACGTCGTATCACTCCACGTCAACGTATAGGCACTGCCGTCGTCCACCATCAGCGTGACCGCTTCACCAGCAGCGAAGTTGGTGGCCTTGGGTGTGCGATTAGCGCCAAGGGTGATCAGCTGAATGGAACCATTGGCCGGATCGATCTCAAAGGCTGCACCATCGCTGATGGTATAAACATCCTCCAGGATGGTGCCGATGATTGCTGGATCGGTCAGCGTCTTGTTGGTAAGTGTCTGGGTGGCTGTCGTGCCGACGAGATCACCAGTCGGAGCCGTGACGGTGCTCGCTGTGCCTGCACCAGTGCGACTGATTAGGCCGGTGGTGCTGAGTGCTGCCAGTGCTGCGAGATCAGCGTCATAGCCTTGAACAGTGGTGCCCAAGTTGCTAGCGACCAGGACATTAGAGCCGCCGTTCTGCAGGGTGCCAGTGAAGTTGGCAATCGTGGCGTTGTATTTGGCCGTGTTGGCATCATGGGCCTGCACGGTGCTGCCCACATCCGTGCTGGTGAGCAGGTTGTCCACCGACACCGTTTTGGTGCTGGTGGTGATCGAATCAACCTTGACAGTACCGAAAGCCATCAGACAATCACCCAGGTAGCGTTTGCGGGAACGGTCACGGTGTAAGTGGCCGCGATTTCAACGGTGCCGACTGATAAGGCGTTTTTACCCGTTGATAATTCGTAGTTGCTGCTGATGACCTGGGAGGTTTCCGTCACAGGTCCAGTTGCACCACCGCCGGACAATTCGACGATGCTTGCGGTGCCGTTGTCCTTCTTGGTGTAGAGCTTGCCGTCGAAGGTATTGAGCGCAAGCTCACCCAGCTGCAAATCACCGACAGCTGGTGCTTTACCCGCGACGGCAGAGCGCCGAAGCTTGATCGTGTTAGCCATGTGGCGTCCGTGGGTGGCTATCTAGCCGGACGCACTAGCTTTCCGGGACGATCAGCAGCCCATCGAACCAGCACCAAGGAGGGCGCTAAGCACCATGCTGGTCAGGCCAAAGATCCAGAGGTAGCTACCGCCATCCAGGGTGATGCCATCGATGGTGCCGCCGGTGATGGCCACGTTGTTGGCGTTCTGGGTGCTCAGCGTGCCCAAACCGCTGATGTCCGTGTTGGGAATGGTGGCCGATGCGGTGAGGGCATTGGTGCCCGACCCTTTCACGTATCCAGTGAGCGTGGTTGCGCCAGTACCGCCATAGGCCACGCCAACCGTGGTGGCGTTCCAGGTGCCGCTGGTGAGGGTGCCGACGGAGGTCAGGCTGGAGCTGGTGACACCAGAACCCAGGCCGCTACCCGAGAGAACGGTGGTGCCATTGACGCGGTAGACCTTGCCGCTAGCGACATCGATGTCTTCGCTGGAGGTCCAGCTATCGGTCGCATTTAGCCAACTGAAGGTCTTGTCGGTCGCACCCTTCAGGGTGATACCACCACCGTCTGCCGTTGTGTCGGTGGGGCTGGCAATGTCGCCCAGGACGATGTTCTTGTCGTCAACAGCAAGGGTGGTGCTGTTGATCGTGGTGGTAGTGCCGTTGACGGTCAGATCACCACTGATCGTCAGGTTGCTGGTGACGGTGCCGCCGCTGATTGGCAGGTAGCTGCTGCTCAGATCCGGCAGATCACTGGCCACCAGAGCACGGAAGCCAGGGGTTGCTGCACCACCGCTGGTGGGACCAGCGAACACATAGTTGGCGGTCTGGTTATCGAGGGTGGCGCTCAGGGTGCCGCTGGTCGTGACCGGAGATCCGGTGACATCAAACAGTGCGGTCGGCAGGCTCAGGGCAACGCTGCTGACGGTGCCAGCACCGAAACCTGCAATTGCAGCCTGCACAAAGGCAGTGGTGGCGACCTTAGTGCTGCTATCGCTGCTGCTCTGGGTGGTGGCTGTAGCGACGGCACCGGTGAGATCGACGTTGCCGGTGAAGGTCTTGTTGCCGCTGATGGTCTGAGCGGTGCTCAGCGTGGTGTAAGCACCCGAGCCGCCGATGGCGATGATGCTGGTGGCCGATCCGCCTGCGCCACCAGTGCCAGTTCCGTAGTACAGAACGGCACTGCCTTCAGCAAATGCGACTTCCGCATTGGCCAGGCTCGTGGGTGCGCTGCTACCCGTGGAGCGCTTGATGCGGATGGTGTTGGCCACGGCTACTGCTTGGAAACGGCTTTACACCAAGGTTTCCTGTAGCTGCTAAAAATTGCCGCCGTCAGTCAGCGTCGTGATCGTGTTGATGTCGTCGCCTTTCCACTTGCTGCTGGCCTGGTCGTAATACAACACGCTGCCGGCCACCTTGCCGCCGATGTTCACATCACGCAGGTCGCTCAACTCATAGAGCGGTGCCATTGCACCCTGCGGACCAGCGGTGTGGATCTCGACCAGCAATGCCTGCGCTGGTGTGCGCACTTCAATCGCCTGTTCTGCAACCTCAGTGACGACGATCTGATCGGTGTTCGTCAGGACAACTTGGTTGCTCATGGTCAGACCGGCGCTGAATAGCCCTGGCTTGGGCGGATGATGCCCTCCAAGTAATACTCGCGCAGCCCCGAGACGTTGATCAGCATCACGTCGTAACGGCACTCATCCGGCAGGTTGACCGTCACCGTATAGGGCAGCGTCAACTTGACCTTGCCGATCAGTGCATCCTCCACCGTCACCGTGAAGTCGCCGTATTTGGTCGTCCTCTCCTTGCTCCACACCTGTGCCACCACCGTCCAGCCGGTGATGTTGATGCCGACGTTGTTGCCGTCCTTGAACTGCACCTGCAGCGGATAATCAGCTCGCCGCTGCGGCCTGATGTTGTAAGTCGCCGGGGTGATCGCCATACCCAAGGTTTCCGGTAGCCCTAGCCCGCGTAGGTGTCAGGGTTGGTGGTGATGTCAACGCGCATCTGGGATCTCGGCCCCACACCACGCGGCACATTGATGCTCACCGCGTTGCTGCCCGGATAGCTCCACAGCAGGCGGCCGGCAACTTCCTGGAGGCTGGCGTCACCACTCCAATCCACCAGATACAGCGTCCAACGGCTGAACGCCTGTTCGTTTTGGTATTGCCGCACCGCCACCAGTTCCGGCTCGCGCACGATCACAACTTCCAAGCCATGCACAGTGGTGCCAGGCGGGAGGCTTTCGCCCGGTGCTCTTACGGAGATTGCCGGGGTGGTGGCGCCATTGGCGAGGGTGTACGTGCCGAGCTGATCCACCAGCGTGGTCTCGATGGCGGTGCGCAGGCTCAGCAAGTCCATTACCTAGTCTTCCGCCGAAAGCAGCAGGCAGCCGGCTTCGATCCAGCCGAAACCGGGCCGTTCAGGTAGCTGCAGGTGGTGGGTCAACAGTGGCCGATCTAAATCGCGCAGCAGGACGGTGCCGCTGATTCGCCCCTTGACCAGCACCAATCCGCCACGGATGCCGGTCGCTTCCCACACCGGTGCCAACACCCACACCGCGTCGTCGTCGGAATGCAACGCCCGCACTTGGGGCATCCGCGTGCCGTCCGCAGCGCTGGCCAGCACCTCGTTCCAACAGGACACCAACAGCGGTGGTGCCTTGTCGTCGTGCTTCAGCGCTAGGGCGACAGCAGCCACTTCGGCGCTGAGGCGCCGCTCGGCCTTCTGCTCCTGCGCGAACAGCTGGAAGTCCTGGAGCGAAAAAGGTTTGCCCTTCTTGGGGTCGCGGTTGATGTTGGCCAGCAGTGCCGCCAGCTGAGCGACGGGCATCTCCTGCAACTGCGCTTGCTCGCGGCGAATCCGCTGCAGCTCGCGCCATGCCTGCAGCACCGTTTGCCGTAGTTCCCTCGCGTAGGTAGTGCGGTCGAACTGGCCGGGATAGCTATGGGCTAGGTCGTAGAAGATCGCCGCCCAGTCCGTTTCATGGCGGCGCCATCCGCCGCTGGCGGCTTTCCCAGCTCCTCCTCAGTTGGCGGTTCACTCGGCATGGCTTCGGCATCAGATTCTTCCTGCGCCAGTTGCCAGATCGCGTTGAACAGGGCGCGGTGCATCTGGCGGGTGTCAGCAACGCTCCAATCGGGCAGATTGCAACGGCACTTGATCAGCGCACTGACGGTGGCCTCCATATTCCTCTGCCCGGCTGCTGCATACACCTGCGCCACCTCTTGGATCAGTGCTGCGTGCTTCGTGCGAATCTCCTCGGCCCGCTGCTCCAGCTGACGGCCACTGATCGCACCTTCAATGATGTTGAACGCTTCGGAGATGCTGATCTCTTCCGCTTTGGCAATCGCGTCGGCGATTTGAGCGCCTTTGACAAAGCTGCTCTGCTCATTGGCCAGCAGCTCCGAGATCACCGCCGACTCACCAACGGTCAGACCACCGAGCACCGGCATCTCCAAAATGCCACTGGCCGGTGTGCCCAGCCTGCGTGTTGTCGGTGCCTCGGGCGCCTGGACAAAGGGGAGCGTGGGCATAAAGATCCTTGGCAGGCTATTTCGCTTGCTTCAATCGTAGAAGCATCTCTTTCTCGCGTTTTTGACGCTGTTCGCGGTTGTACTTGATCAAGGCCGCCATCTGCTGTTGCAGACGCTCTAGCGCAGGGGTGTTCATGGCTTGAAGTCAGCGGAAGTGAAACCAAGCGCCTTCAATTTGGTGGCGCAATACGTGGGGTTATCCCAATCCCAAGCAAACACCACCTCATAGTCATAGGCGCCGTTGAGTGCCACGTCATACTTCGCCTCGCGCTTGAACGCTGTGACCGGCAGGGCCGCATCAATGTCCACAGGAGCCGTGCTGGTGATGTCAAAGCCCACAGACTCCTGCTCGGTGCAGCTGGTGCTCAACACGCAAGGTGCCAGGTACTTCCTTGGCGCTTTGCTGAAGTAGGTGCTGCGCATGTAGGCATAGTTCTTGGCCGAGTCAATGGATAGGTTCATCGGTGCTTCCAGGAACCGATACACCGCTGGGCTGAAGAAGTCGCCGTCATGGCCTTCTTCATTGAGGTAGCCCAGGCCAAACTGCTTGGCCAGCACTGCATTGCGGGCGTCCACTTCTTGGTATGCCCCATGAAGAGATTCTTGTCGCTGCTTGCTGATGTTCACCACTGGCACATTGCTGAAGCCGTCAACAAAGGGGCCGTTGTAGTTCGCGGGCTCATCGCTGGAGCCTGCGACATCCGCAAACTCAAAGCGGGTGTAAACCCTTGAGCTAAGGAACGTCGAGGTGTCATTGACTTCCAGCGGCGGGTGTAGCGAGCGGATTGCTGCATCCAAGGCAGCAGGCACCTCCAGCTGCCGCACGCCGGTGTCATTCACCACAAAGGCAAAGATCTCATAGCGCTGGCGTTGCTCCACGTCATAGACCGTTTCGCTTAGATCAAAGAT